AACAGTGCCATCTACTCTAGAGGATAAAATCCTAATAGATTATAACAACAAAAAAGTCAAGATAGACATATACGACACACCCTTAGGCAAAAGATTTATAGAAGCACTTCGAGACAACCTTGTAGAAAAAAGAATACTTGAAAAAAACTTCTGCTTTTTGGGTTGGGCCAGTTCCACACGAGATTTAAATTTTCTTTGTCATGAACTAAACAAAAGCATAGAACAAATAAATTCATTTACATTTAATCCACCATACGAAAAAATACATCCATTTAGAGCGGATGACTTTCAATATTCTGCAAAGTTAAAAACAGGACTTTGCCCTGATGGCAATGAGATGTCCAAGCCTGGTTTAAGACTAAAACATGATGCTTGTAATTTATTACACAGATACTTTGAAGAACTGCAAGGCACTGCATGGCAGATATCTCAATACTACAAACAAGCAGACAATAACACCAAGTATGCAATAAGACAACTGAATAATATATGCCACGAGATAGAGAGTTGGGTGTTGTCGTACAGAAAAAGCATAGTAGAGCCTGAATGGGTACGACCTTCTCAGATTACAACATTTTTGAATGCACCCAGGTATGATCTACACGAAGACGATTTTGAACTGTTCAAACACAATCGTTATGACCGAGAACTAGGCGGGGTATATCTGCATTGGTCACAGGTAGGCAAAACACTAGTAGAAGTTTACAGAGACGAACACGCACCCAAGATGACAGAAGCATTATGTTCTGAGATTAATCATCAAAAATACTATTCAGGTGAATTTGATATAGAATGGGGAGATAATATTACAGAAGCAACACACGATTTTAAAAAACAAGAAATGGAAGGCTTCAGAGCATGGCTCAAAGAAAATGATTACGATTGGGAAGAGCCTAAACTTGCATTAGGCTATATTAAAATTGGTCAAGTAGATTTAGAAACATCTTTTCAGAATCGTCCCTTCACTTCTATATACGAAATAATGAAAGATAATTTAAATATAAAAAATATTACAATCAGAGGCGTTGGAATACATCAAAATGATTTTCCTTACACACTAGAAAGCAACGATTGGAAACAGATACAAATAGAAGGATTAAAAAGAGGATATGAATCACGTAGTATGCGTTAAATGGGGGAACAAGTATGTTTCAAAGTATGCCAATGTTCTCAACAACATGGTTAAAAGACATACCACAGTTCCTTTTCAGTTCCACTGTCTTACAGATGATCCAGGAGGATTAGATCCAGAAATAAATGCAATCAAACTGCCCACAGACCCATGGATTAAATCATGGTGGAGCAAGTTGTGGATGTTTTCTCCCGACATGCCATTGCAAGGTAATATACTATTTTTTGATCTCGATGTTGTTATATTTGATAACATAGATTGTCTCTTCACAAATCCAGGCAAGTTTAATATTATCAGAGACTTCAACAGATGTAGAGTGCCAGATTGGACACTTTCTAATTCCAGTTGTATGCGTTGGGAGGCAGGCACAATGAATTACCTATGGACCAAGTTTGTGGAAAACCCAGGTGCAGTTATGCAACAGAATCACGGAGATCAAGATTGGATATCAAAGAAAGCACAAGGTGAAATTACTCATTGGCCAGACGAGTGGATTAGATCATACAAATGGGAAATGATTGGACTAAAAGATACAAAATTGTTGACCAAAGACGGTAAGAGTTTCTTTAGAACTCCAGTAACCATACAAAAAGGTAATAAGGTTGCTGTTTTCCATGGCAAACCAAACCCAATGGAATGTGCAGATCCTTTCGTTGTTGACAATTGGAAGTAAATGTTAGTACAATTAATGTACTATGGAAAATAAAAAATACGGCAAAATTAAAATTAAAAAAGTTAGTCCGGTACTAGCAGATATACCTGAGGATTGTGGATATGAAAAACAATTCGAACACAACATCGATATGAATTCAAATGGTATAATGGCAGATTGCATAGAGTGGTGTCAAATCAATTGCGAAGGCAAATGGGGTTGGTGGTTTGAACAGAAAGATTTATATCACCCTTTCCGTCATAATTGGGAAGAACAAAATAGTTACATGAGCTTTGAAAAGAAAAAAGACGCAACTAAATTTTGGTTAGCAATCGGAGTTAACAACATGGGACAGAAGACCACATAAATATCAATATGACAGTATTCACAGTAACAGACGAAGCAAAGAATCAAATGACCAAAATGTTAGAGAAAAATCCAGGCAACTATGCTGTGGGTCTAGCAGTGTTAGGTGGAGGTTGTGCAGGATTCAAATATGATTGGCAACTAATTAAAACCAAAGAAGAAGTCAGCAAAGACGATGCAATGGTCGAATGGGAAAGCGGCAGATTTGTTGTTGACGAAATATCATTATTGTACGTTTCAGGCACAACAATAGATTGGAAAGAAGAATTATTTGGCTCACAATTTACAGTAGAAAATCCTAACTCAACATCCGGTTGTGGATGTGGCGAATCATTCAGTATGTAATGGACACTGCATTCGTAATAGGCAACGGTGAATCAAGAAACATATACCCAATAGAAAAATTAAAAGGCAATGGAATAATATATGGTTGTAATGCCATATACAGAGATCATCCCATGCTGTGTGATCACATAGTGGCAGTAAATCCTCCCATGTATGAGGAACTTGCCAAGTGGCACAACAACGGAAAAGAATCTCCACAGATACATGGAATAGACAACATATCCAAATGGAATTATATCTGTCAAGGCGACGACGGAGAAGAAGTGCCTGAAGGATTAAAATTATATAGATTATGGCGTGGTGGTGATATCAAAAAAGGTGGAAGAATTAGAACAATAGATTTTTCAGAGAGTAAAGGCTCCGGTATGAGTGCTGTACTGATGGCGGCAGAGTCAGGCATAAAGAATATTGTTATAATGGCATTTGATATACTAGGTGCTCAACAATGGGAAATGGAAACTCCCAGCAGAATACAAAATAACATCTATAAAAATTCTCCAAACTATCCAGACAGAGAAAGTATGAAAGCATATCTAAAATATGAATGGATGTACCAATTAAGACAAATTACTAGAAAGTTTCCTAGTACAAATTTTTACTTTATTAATCGTAAAGAATATCTATACGGCAATACTTTTCTAAGATGGTACTTGGATCAGCCAAATGTTAAAGCGGGTATATATGCGGACCTACAGAGATGGGTCGACGGATCACGTGATGGTATTAAATGGCTTGAACTATAAAGTTTGTGTTGAACTAGCGTCTATTTTATATACCTTACGCATTTTTACACCTACCTTTTGTGCGTACTTTTTAGTATCGCAATATGAACAAACGTGCTTGTAATCGTTTGATGCTCTGTCTGGATCTACCTTTGCTCTGGGTCTTAAAAATTGTCCATTACAAGAATCACACTTGAACACATACACCGTATTCTTTCGGTGAAAGGTATGGTATACGCCGCATTTACTTAGGCGTTCATACAATCTCATAGTTTTTAACGTTTCTATGAACATATTATTATTTAATAAATAGCAGTATAGATAATATGGCACGTTTAACAATAGACACAGGAACACTAGGAAACCCGGCAACAGGCGATACTTTACGTACGGCTATGACCAAAGTCAACACCAATTTTGCAGAATTGGCAGGTGATCTACAGATGTCAGGCAACACCCTGTTGAGTGCTGACACCAACGGCAACATCATACTGGATCCAAACGGCACAGGACAGGTGCAAATAGAAGCAGATAGAGTTGTTATCAAAACAACAAAAACTGCCACTGGCGTTGGAAACACAGGTGATGTCGCAGGATCTATATCTTGGGACGCAACAAACTTGTATGTTTGCACTGCCAACTATGATGGTTCAACTGTTATTTGGAAAAAACTAGTATTACAGGGTATTTAAAATGGCCCGGCAAACAATCAACATTGGTGCACTAGCAGACGATGGTACAGGCGACAGTATCAGAATATCAGGCGTAAAGATAAACGAGAACTTTGCAGAAGTTTATGCACAACAGCAACTTGTAAATCTTACACATTTTGAATTTGACAACAACACCATAAAAGGTTTGCTTTCAAATGCAGATATCGAAATGTCAGGTAACGGCACAGGTCATGTTGACATATCAGATTTAACAATAGATTCAGAAATTAATCTTTCAGACAATGAAATTAAAACCAACACATCAAACACAAATTTAAAATTCACAGCCAACGGCACAGGATCTGTTGAGATAGCAAAAGCGGACATCAACGGTGGCACAATTGACGGAACTGTTATTGGTGGTGTTACACCTGTTGCAGGAACAACAACAACACTAATTGCAAATACTTCAGCGGTGTTGGACGGTGTTACAATCAAAGATAACACAATATCTGCAAATGCTTCAAATTCAGATCTTCAGTTAGATGGAAATGGCACAGGAAATGTAAAATTTAATGGTGTGCAATTTCCCAACACGGAAGATGCTGTTGGTCCAAATCAAGTTTTCCGAACAAACGGAAGCGGTGTAATTGAAACAGTTACAACTTCAATGTTGTTTTCAAACACATCACTCGATGATGGCACAGCAACACTAACAGGAAACAGTGTGGCACAAACATTTGACAGTTTTAGTGCTTCAACTTACAGAGGTGCAAAATACACCATACAAATTTCAGATGCCACAGCAAACAGATTCAGTGTGGTAGAAGCAAATGTCACACACGATGGCACAAATGCCTACATCAGCACATATGGTGGTGCAGATAACGGAGCAGGTGCTGGAACATCTGTGTACGATTCACTAGACTTTACTGCTGTCATAAGCAGTGGCAATGTTAGGGTGCGAGGAAAAGTAAATAACACTAACAGTCAGGTTATAAAATTTATTAGGAGACCTATTAAGGTATAGTATGGCACAACAAACATTAAACGTAGGATCAAACGCAAACGACGGAACAGGTGATACTCTAAGAGCCGCGATGCAAAAAGTGAACACAATGTTCACAGAAGTTTATGCATCTTCTCTGTTTAATGATTCTATATCTTTGGTTGGCAATGAAATTACAGCCACACGTTCCAATGACAATCTTGTGATTAGGCCTTCAGGCACAGGTACAGTGACCATGGAAAAACTGGTTGTGGACAACAACATACAACTTACAGATAATATCATATCAACAACAAATTCTAATTCAAATTTAAAGTTATCTGCTTCAGGTACTGGCAGTATTGAAATAGCAAAAGTAGATATAGATGGTGGTGCAATCGATAACACAGTGATAGGTGGAACTACACCGGCGGTGGCTACATTCACAACGGTTACAGCAAATACGTCAGCAGTAATTGATGGTGTGACAATTATAGACAATACTATATCAACAAATGCTTCAAATGCCAATTTAGAATTATCAGGCAATGGCACAGGCACAGTAAAAGTGGGTAATTTTACTTTTCCAGCATCTGATGGTAGTGCCAATCAACTGTTAAAAACAGACGGATCAGGAAACTTGGGATTTGCCACAGTATCAGCAACACTAAACCATGGTGATATTTCAGACAACAGCACAACAGTTGCTTCATCCACAACAACACAGATAGATTCATTTAGTTCTGCCACATACAGAAGTGCAAAATATTTTATATCAATCGCAGATGCAACAAACAGCAGATTTGAAATGGTAGAAGC